TACATTAACTGAAGCAGGCTATGTAGGCCAGGATGTGGAAAGTTTAATTAAGCAATTAATTCAAAATGCTGATGATGACATTGAAAAAGCACAACACGGAATTATCTTTATTGATGAGATTGATAAGAAAAGTAGGAAGAGCGAATCGTCAACAATAACTAGGGATGTTTCGGGTGAAGGTGTACAGCAATCACTTTTGAAGCTAATTGAGGGAACAATCATAAATATAGATGATTACGATAGTTCAATCGAGTTTGATACTAAAGACGTGCTATTTATAAGTAGCGGCGCTTTTGTCGGTCTTGATGAAATTATTCGCAAGAATAGATCCAAGTCCTCAATCGGTATTGGGGCAACACTAAACACAAGACAGGCATTTTCTAAAATCGTTAAAACAGCTACACCAAACGACTTTGTTAAGTTCGGATTAATCCCAGAGTTTGTAGGACGTCACCCAGTTACGGTTGTGTTTGACGACTTGACATCTGACATGATGATCCGCATACTTAAAGAACCAAAAAACAACATAGTTAGCCAGTTTAAAGCATTATTTAAATTTGAAGGCATTGTTTTAGACTTCGATGATAAATATCTCCATGATGTTGCAGATGAATGTCTGACACAGAAGGTTGGCGCAAGGGGTTTGCGAACAATCATGGAAAGAGATTTACAAGCAACTCAATTCGCGTTGCCAAGACTAGCAAAGGAAGGTGTCAACAAAATATATGTTGATGCAAATAGAACAATTAAGCATGTTTACAAATCAAAGAAACAAGCAAATGGCTAATCACAGGGACGGGAAGAAGTCACGTGGGATATTTGTAGAAGTACGTGGTGATGATTTCGGTCGTGCATTACGCACTTGGTCAAAGAAGGTACAAGACAGCGGTCTATTACAAGAAGTAAAAGAACGTATGGCTTATGAAAAGAAGGCAGTTGAAAAACAGCGCCTTAGGAAACAGGCCCGTAAACGTTGGGAACGTAAGGTCGAAGAGTTGATTGAACAGGGGCATTGGCATAAAGACAAAAAGTTCTGATTTAGTTGACTTTTATAAGCACATAACATAAACTATATCATGTGCTTAGTTAGCAAACGGTGATAAGTAAGATAGAGTTTTATTAAAAACAGATAAGATTCAGAATTAATTGACACTTGTAAGCTAATAATATAAATTAATAAGTGTGTGTTAAAAATAGCGCACTTTAAAAAACATCTTATCATAGCATAATGCTGTGACAAGTATGAGGGGCTATCTAGAGAGTCCATGATAGTTGAGACATAGGGTCTTGACCGTCTAAATGGTAAATTTAAATTTAAAATTTGGAGTATATTATATGAAGAAACTTATTATCGCTGGCGCTTTGGCTGCTATGTCCGTTGGTGCTTTCGCTGCTGCCGGTGCTATCGCTACTTCCGGTGCAGGTGCTACTAGCACTTCCGCTACCGCTGGCTTTGTAGCCGGTGGTCGTAATAGTGCTGCGCTGACTGTCGTTGGTGCAGGTAATACCACAACTGCTGCTGCAGGTGGTGCTACCCTTTCGGGCGCTGCCGCTGGTCCTAACGCTGCCGCTGGTGCTACTATTAGCGGATTTGGTGCTACAACCCAATCTACCAGCACACAAGCTGGCATTCAACTTAGTTCGCCGAACGCAACTGGCGGCTTCCTTGGTACTTCCGGTGGCGTTGGCACATCCGGTGGTTTCGTTGGTTCGTTCGCAACCGCTCCTTAATTCTAACTTAGGTTAGGGTTGGAAACAACCCTGCCCGTTAGGGTTGTTAAAAGCTTAAATATAGAGGGAATTATCCCTCTATATTTTAAACCTAAAAAAAAGGAAAAGGAAAATATGATGAAAAATAAATTAATTGCTCTGGCAGCAATGATGGCACTGACTGTAATGTCGAGTACATCTTTTGCACAGAGTGCTGCCAATTCCAACTCTGGGTCGGAATCGAATTCTGGTTCTGTCTCTGGCGCTCAGTCCAACAACAGTGGCGGCAACAATGCTGGTATTGGAAATTCTCGATCTGGTGCTGTTTCGGGTTCTAATTCGGCATCTGATTCGAATTCGTCTTCGGTTGGTGCAGCGAACAATGATAACTCGCAGAGCATTACGTTCACGAGTCCTTCGAAGTCAGAAGTTCATTATTCGGGAAGTCAAACTCTCAAGAACGTTCCGTCGGTTCAGGGTCCAAACCTGACTACATCCAATGATACCTGTATGGGTTCAACATCTGGATCGATTAACGGACCTGGTTTCGGTATTGGTCTTGGTTCTACCTGGACAGATGACAATTGCGTAATGTTGAAGAACAGTCGTGAATTGTGGAATATGGGAATGAAGGCTGCTTCTATGGCGCTTATGTGTACTGATATCAGAACACGTAGAGCTTTGCAAGTTACTGGCTTTAATTGCCCAAATACACTTGAAGGTCACCCGATTCCAGCACCGCAGGTTTATTCTGCTGCACCTAGTGCACCGGTTGCTGACAATGAAAAATATACTGATCCGTACGTTCGTGCTCGCCTAGGACTACCACCATTAAAACCGGTTAAGCAGTAAGTCAACTATAAAGGAGGCTTATAATGAAAAAAATAATTTCAATCTTAGCCCTAATGGCGTTGGGTGGATCTGCTTTTGCGAATGATCTATCCATTGAGCGTCGTGAAGGCGGATTCGGAACACCGGGGTTGGAAGGGCAGGAACGTGCAGAGAAATGGGATGGTAGTAATGCTATCTATCATGCTCTCACATATCTTCCGGGTCATCCTACAGCGGCAACGATTTATCCTCGTGTAGTTGATGTAGAATGCACCAGGTCTAACGCAGGTAATTTCTCCTGCGGTGGGTTTAATTGGCGTCAAGAGCTAGGAAGGGCCGAATATTTATTTGTTCGACCAGTACTAGCTAAAGGACCAATTGTTGTCGAGAAGCTGGTGATCAAGGAAACTGTGAAGATAGAAGTTGAAAGACCTCGTCCTCCACCGCCGAAGAAAATTAAAGAGTAATAATCTCGGTAATGATCTAAAAAATCATTACCGTTTTTTATGGATGTAATTGTAACAATTGCGTTGGCAACAATATGTTTTACATATCATGGTGCTGAAGAGTGCCATACTACTTTGCTAGGTACAAAGAATTCACCGACACCTGTCGGTGAATTCTTTATTCGAAAACATCCTGCCCCTCAAAAGGGATATGGTGGTGATGTATTAGAATTTTATGAGACAGATACAGAAATCTACGCAATACATAGACTTTGGTTGCTCAACCCTAAAGAGCGTCGTGAAGAACGAATAAAAAGCAAGAATGTTAAGGACAAGTTCATAACAAACGGGTGTATAAACGTTGACACTAAAGTTTATGAAAAATTGTTAGAGTGTTGTCAAAATTCCAGGCTTATCGTAAGGTGATTGACATAATTATTGCATTGTGTGTATAATGTAACAATGCTAAAACAAAATGACTCATTTGCTATTCTTATTCCAGTTTACAACGAGGAAATCGTTATTAAAGGAACGATTGATTCTTTAATAAGGGCCGGTATCCCGAAATGTGATATATACGTTGTGAATGACAAATCCACAGATAGAACTGCGGAGATGGCAAGTAACGAAAATGTCAATGTATTCACTGTACCAGTAAATGGTGGAAAGGCTAATGCCCAGAAAGCGGCCCTTAAGCATTTTGGTTTAACTGATCGTTATGATTGGATTATTTTTCTTGATGGTGATACAAAAGTAGATACCGGATTTTTTGATGCACTTAAAAATGCTGCTGAAAAACAACCCGAAGTTGGTTTGTTTGTAGGCCAGGTAAAATCTGTTAAGAATTCGCATATTTATTCGGCATCTAGGGCGTCTGATTATGCATACAGTCATGACATGATTAAGCATGGACAGAGTAACTTTAACGTGGTATTTGTATCACCGGGTTGTTGTTCAATGTATCGATCAGATGTACTTGAACAGGTGGACATTGATCATATGACTTTGGCCGAAGATATGGATTTGACTATTCAGACACATAGATTAGGTTATAGGGTTGTTTATGTTCCAGGAGCGTCGGTTAATACACAGGACCCGGCTAATTTCAAGGATTATCATAAACAGGTGCTCAGATGGTATCGTGGATTTTGGCAAATTGTCAAGAAGCACAATGTTTTTGGATTTAGAAAGCGGCAACGTGTCGATTGGTATATGATGTTTGCAACCATTGACTCAATGCTTTTTAATCGTATTTTTTGGGCTGTGGCATTAGCAATTTATAATCCGTCTGTTATTATTCCCGGATTTTTTATGGATTTAGGTGTATCGTTTTGTGTAAGTTGTTATGCCGCGATTAAGACTCGGAGACTTGACTTAGTGTATAAATTCCCTATATACTATTGGTTAGGCTACGTGAATTTGTATGCATATATACGTGCCTTTATAGAAATTATTGTACAGAAGAAAGAATTGCTTGCGTGGAACAAAGTAAAAAGATACGATTTCAATTCTCAACACACTAACTAAGGTAAAAATGAAAAGTCTGATTGTAGCTGCTGTTTTGGGTGTTAGTTCTTTGGGTGTTTATGCCGAAGGGCTAAAGCTTCCTACAGATTTTCCGGGATCTAATTGGAGTGCATTAACACTCCACCCCGGTGTTGTTAAAGGAACTCCTGAAGATGGTAATCTTCTGTTACAGGGAAAAATAGAACAAGGTGCCATTTGGGCAAGGTTTGGTGATAATGATAAATGGGCATTGAACACTTATGTCTCATTAGGTTATAGTGCAGATAGAAATAAGCTGTACTATAACAATAAACTTTCACCAGCTATTGGTGTTAAGGTAAGTCGTAGTTTTGAAAGTGGAGTTGTGGATATTGGGGTTCAGGCAGTACACGAAACCTATTTCCATGGAATCACCGGTAGCCCGAAAAGTGGTTCGGGCGTACAAGCGTATGCAAGCTACTGGTTTGGTTGGAATCTAGGAAAATAATTATAATTTAGAAAGGAATATTATGTCATTAGGAATGCCGGGGTACTCATTAGGGCTTAATTTAGCAATGAGATTCCCTATTATCACACCACTTGTTGCGGCTGGTGCTCTAGCACTGCCAGCATTGCCACCGCTGCCAGCATTGCCACCGCTACCAACAATAACATTGCCGGCCCCGCCAGCAATACCGAAGGTAACATTGCCTTCGCCACCGACACTTCCGACAATGGTATTGCCGTCGGTTGGTCTTTAACATTTCATAGAAAGTAAACATTAATGAAGAAACTTCTTTGCGCCGTTGCGGCGGCGTTATCAACATTCATCTCCGTGAATGCGAATGCTCAAGGTATTCCGGTACTTATGTATCATGAAATTGTAGCAGATAAGGCAGGGATTGCTCCGAGTGAAACAGTTGTCACAGTCTCATCTTTCAACGCACAGATGAAATGGTTAGCAAGTCATAATTACTATACCATATCAATGTCAGAACTTGTGACATATATGAAGACTGGTAAAGTGCGGACAGTTAAGCGTAAGAAACCGATTGTACTTACATTCGATGATGGTTGGTATAACCAGCAGAATGCTCTTCCCGGCCTTAATAGGCAGGGATTTAAAGGAGTCTTTAACGTCCTTGGTGCTATTCCGGGTTACGATCCTGCATATATGAACTGGAATGCAATTAAGAACTTGTCCACGAGTGGTCATGAAATTGCATCCCACACAATGACTCACCCATACCATATGACTGCTGATATGTATGGTTATGAAATTATTCAATCTAAGAATACGATTGAACAAATGGTGGGTAAACCTGTAACAACTATTGCTTGGCCGAATGGTTGGTTCACAAACGAAATGCTGAATACAGCTTATTCAATCGGTTATACTGGATCTCAAAGTATTGATGACAACTGGTGTCAGTTATCGGGGGAAAGCCTTGAAGGTACAGATCAATGTATGTGGCTCACCGGTAACGCACCTCTGCAGAATCCATGGCATATAAAACGTATTTTCATTGACGGACGTTGCACTGCTCCAGAAATTGGACAATGGGTTATACAAGGACATTCATCACCGTGTGCATTTACTGATGTTCCGGGTGTTCAGGTTACTCTAAGAGCTACACCGACACTTACTGTTCAACAGAAATCTACAATTAACACTACGGACGATGAAGCGAAGCCAAGAGGCCCTCGTGATAGGATAGATCATAGTAATACAGGCGAAGATATCGATGATCTAGATACCAAGAATCACCGTAAGCCTAGGTAATAGTAGGTAATATAAATAGGATAGTAATACTATCCTATTTTCGTTTGTACAAATGATAAATATATTTTATAAACGAAAATAAGGTAAATCACTATGGCATCTTTAAGAGAAATATTATGCAGATTACTTGGTTGTATTCCACCTGCTCCGCCTCCAGTTGCGACGACTTATAAGAAGCCAGAGGATACAGGCAAACCTGATAAACCTGATTCGACGCCTGCACCTACACCTGCACCTACACCAGCACCAACGCCTGCACCAACGCCTGCACCAACGCCGCCACCACCAACATTGCCCCCGGCACCTTCTCCAACGCCTGCACCACCGACAACACAACCATTCTTTTCTGATGATTTTTCTTCAGGAAGATTAGATACAACTAAATGGCAAATATCTACATGGGGAGCACCTGGTGGTAGTAGCACACATCAAGGTACTTTTGTTACAAGAAATGTAACTTTTGTAGATAATATGCTATGCTTGGTTTTAAACCAAGCAAGATCAGTGAATGGATTCACATCTGAATGTGCTGAAATTGCTACACTTCAAAAGTTTGGTTATGGTACATATGAATTTGTTGTAAAAGCAAGTTCGACTGCGGCTACATCTACCGCACAAGGTAATCCAGTAAGTGGATCTATTACCGGATGTTTTTCGTATTTTACAAATGCGGAGACAGAAATTGATATTGAAGTTGAAGGCAATGAAAGAAGTCCTTTAACACAATGCACAACCTGGAATTTTGATAGTGAACCGAATGAACATAATTATGTTGCCCCTCCTTCAAACGGAACTAAACCTCACCAAGCATTTTTTACTTATAAATATATTTGGGAAGAAGGTAGAATTAGATTCTATCGAGATGGAATATTAATTGCTACGCATACAGAAGTAGTAGGTACAACACCAGCATCATTCTTGTTTAACCATTGGGGTACCAACGATCCAAATTGGGGTGGAAACGCAACACCTAGTGTTGAACGTTTTATGTATGTAAAGAGTTTTAAATACTGGAAGCCTTAATCGGTGATAAATAAATGTGTAAACGCCCATTATGGGGTTTACACATTGTGGCATGGAGCCACGCTAAACTTGCTTAAAAAGGAGTAAAAATATGAGAAACGAACTCACACGTCTATTTGACCAACTAGAGGCCCTATCGGTCGGTTTTGGTCCAGTGTTTAGGGATTTTCAAGTCCCAACAAACAATTACCCACCACACAATATTGTTAGAATTTCCGATGATGAATTCTATCTTGAACTCGCGGTCGCAGGATTTAAGAAGGGTGAAGTTACCATGGAAGAACATCAAGGTCTCCTAACTATTAAGGGTGATAAGGTCACTGAGACAACAGATGAGGCGTATCAGTTTAGGGGTATTGCTAATCGATCTTTTTCAAAGAAATTCCGCATTGCAGAATACTTTGAAGTTAGCAATGCAACCATGGAAGATGGCATTCTAACTGTTAGATTCGTGAAGAATGTACCAGATGAGGCTAAGCCAAAATTAATCGCCATCAAGTAATATTTCTTGACAGGAGAACCCGGGTAGTGTACACTAGTGCATTATCCGGGAATAAAGATTATGACAACTGAAACTGAAGTCATCGAACGCATTGAAGAAGTCGTTGAAGTAAAACCACCTAACATGTATAAGGTGATACTTCACAATGATGACACTACTACCTTTGATTTTGTAATTCTTGTTCTTTGCCAAATCTTCTATAGGTCTATGGAAGAAGCAATTGAGATTACAAAAAACATCCACATCAATCAATCTGGCATTGCAGGATGTCCTTACACGAAAGAAATTGCGGAGGAAAAGACAACTGAAACAATTAGCTTCTCAAGAGCTAATGGGTTTCCGCTAACCGCCACGTTTGAAGAGATATAACCATAAATATTCCTGTACACCAGGAGCTAAATGTCGGAATTAATACCTATTAAAGCTTTCCTTGGAAAATACTACACAGAATTAAATTATTCTTCTATTCAAGACAAGTATAAGAATACCAAACTGGACACGTTTTTCGAGCAGAGATTTTTCATTCAAAACAACAAGGCCCAAATGATTGTTGACCCAAGTATAACCGGTCTTGTGGCAATTATATCTGGGAACGAGATTCATATTAGTAAAGAGTTATATGATCATCCTAGTATCGTTATAACTAACTCTTTAGAAAACAAAAGTCAAAACAGCAATCCACGTAGTCTGTATAATCCTGAAGTTTTTTCTACAATGGCATATTTGGTTTGTCAAAATCATACCATGTTCCAAATTGTAGGTGAGGTAGATGAACCTATCTATCTCAAATATAGATCGGATTACGAAACATTTTATAATTCTGTAATTATTGTTGAAATTACAGGAGAGTTAGAAGTTGAAATAATAGAAGAAATCGAAAGTTGCAGTGCGTTAAACGCAGTGAACAACTACATACTTCATCCAACATCTAAGCTTAATTTAACCACATTTTACCAGAATCACATATCGGGTATTTCTTTCTTCTTTAGAAATATTATTGCTCAAAATGATTCGGATTTTAATCATATTGTATTAGGTAAGGGTTCGTCTAATATAATTGATGAAAATAAACTTCAAGCACATAGCCAAACTAAATCTGAATTCCTAGGCGTTATAAATTCTGACGGTAAGAAATTTCATTCAATCTTATGTGTACAACCTGCAAGTGAAAAATACTCTGTTAATGTAGATTACAGAGATATTTTATCTGGAAATTCTGATGTTACATTCTTCCCTGTAATATTAGGACAGGAACCAGATGATTCAGCTACCATTACAGTATCTGGTGTTACTTTAGAAGAAATACCAGAAGAAGACAGGGAAGAAGAAGTTAAAAAATATATCGATGATATAATTGACAGAGCCACACCAGAAAGAATGGTTGGCGTAAAACGGTTTTATGAAAATAAGACCAAGTTCCTCCATTTTCCATAAATATTAATAACATGAATGACCCAGCCTCATTTCGGACTTTGATAGAGAAAGTCAAAGCAGAGTCCGAAATATATCAAATCAAATTGCCAGTCAAAGATACAGAGTTAGAACCAGTATTTTCTAAAGATGCTATTGACTTGCATTATGGTACGTTGTATAAAAACTACGTTACGAAAGCCCTAGCTGGAGAGGGTGATTTTCAAGTAGCAGGTGCATATCTGCATACTAAGTTCTTTGAACAATTCCAATCTCCAAATTCAACAAACAAACCTTCGGATGCATCCAAAATTCTAATCAACCAGAAGTTTGGTGACTTTGATAAATTCAAAGATGCTATTTCGAAGGTTGCACTAGGTATGCACGGCTCAGGGTGGGTGTACTTAGACACAAAGGGAGTTATCAAAACGATAACAAATCATAAGGAAGTTACCAATGTTGCGCTTCTTATTGATATGTGGGAACATTCATTTATTATAGACTATGGTGCTGATAAGGAGTTATACCTTAAAAACCTTTGGACTATTATAAATTGGAATATTATAAATGCGAGGATAAACTAAAATGTTCAAGAGTACAAATGTAGAAACTTTGGGTGCTGATTATACAATCACCGACCAAAATGGAAAATTAATTAGGACAATACAGGTAATAACTCATACAGATGTTTTAAATGCAGCATTGGGCGCTTTTACAGACGATTTCGGTTCAGTCTCATCTTATTTAGAGAAGTCAATAGAAGTATTAGAGGGCTATGAAACTGTTGATCCAAATAAGATTCTTTGGTACGCAACGTACGATGAAGAAGTAGTTTTATCTGATGTTATCGAATATGCTATTCAAAACGGCTACGATAAAATCATTCTTGAACATCTTGAAGACTTCTTTGATTGATGCTATAATAGGGATTCCCTGTTAGCTCAGAAAAACGAATGGCCTCTAGACAGAAGGTGGCGCCGCCGGCTCTAATGCTGTTCAAGTTACACTATTAAAGAGCACCTGGCACTTAACCAGTATGTCGGTGGTTTGATGTGTTCCACCACGGGGAACCGAATAATAATGGAAGAAGATAATATTAAAACAGTATGTGTATGGATTGGCGACGGCGAAGGTTGTCGTCATCCTACAATTTATGGAAAATCCTATTGTGAAAAACATCATGAAAGGATTTACCTAACTCTGCTTCCGGAAATGGCAAATTACATTCTAGACAAAGAAATAAACTCTTACTTGCAAGATACCGATTGACGTTGTGTAACATTGAGACTACAATAGTAGTTAACAAGGAACACATATGAGCATTCTGCATATTCTTGAAGAAATCAACGCCGACACCGGCAAGCTTTATAAACAAGCTCTTGTTGAACAACACAAATCAAACCCGCTTTTTATGCGTGTTGTGAAGCTTGCGTTGGATCCGTATGTAAACTTTTACATTCGAAAAATTCCCGATTACACCTTCAAATTCCTGGTTCCCGGAGAAAAGCATCAATCTCTTGAATGGGCTCTTGATGAGCTTAATAAATTGAGCGAACGTGAATTTACTGGCCATGCTGGTATTGAACATCTGCGCGATATTCTGTCTGAACTGGATACGAGTGATGCAACTGTTGTTGAACGTATCATTGGCAAGGATTTGCGTTGCGGAATGGCTGATGGCATTGTTAATGCCGCAGTTAAAAATTTTATTCCTACCTATCCTTGTTTGCTTGCTCGTCCGTACGATGAGAAGAACATCAAGAATATTACCTATCCTTCTTACAGCCAATTAAAGGCTGATGGTCTTCGTGCAAACGTGTTGGTAAAAGGTCGCAAGGTTACAACCTGTGGCCGCTCAGGTCGCGACATTGATTTGCTTGGAGAACTTGATACCATTTCCCAACTGCTCGCAGCAGAATATGGGTGTGATATGTTCTTTGACGGTGAGTTTGTAGTAGTTGACGCCAATGAAAATATCATTGATCGAAAGACAGGCAATGGTATTATCAACAAGGCTATTAAGGGAACTATTAGTCAGGAAGAGGCTTCGAAGATTCGATTCCAAGTTTGGGATGCGTTTCCGCTGGATGAATTCTTTGCTGGCAAATCGAAACAAGCATACAATCTGCGTTTTGAGAAGTTGATTAAGGCACTTCACAAAATAAGCCAAACTCCTGATGCTACCGCAGAAATCTTGAAGAATGGCGCATTGAGATTCCGACTGATTCCTTATGAAGTGGTTAATAGCCTCGAAGAAGCAGTTTGGCATTTTGAACTGCTGTTGAGTGAAGGTCACGAGGGCACCATCCTTAAGAATTACTGCGCCCTCTGGGAAGATTCGCGCAGTAAGCATCTGGTGAAGATGAAAGCTGAACGTGACTGTGATCTGGAAATTATCGGCTACAATCCCGGCGAAGGTAAATTCGTTGGACAGGTCGGTAGTTTGATCTGTGCAAGTAGTGATAGATTGGTCGAAGTTTCGATTAGCGGCTTCTCTGATCCGTTGCGTCTTGAAATTACGAAGGACATTAACAACCTGATGGGATCGATAGTAACAATTATCTACAATGAGCGTATCAAAAGTAAGGCACGTACTGGTGTAGATTCATTGTTCCTTCCTCGATTTGCGGAGTTCCGCACAGATAAGAAGGTTGCGAATTCTTCGAAGGAAATTAAGTAAACAACTGTGAATGATTGGAAATTATCATGATATCAAAACTTTCTGTTGCATCCTTACTGTTATGTTCATCAATGGCTTACGCCGATAGTGTTATTTTTCATTTGCGATCTCATCACAGTGAAAATAATCATGACACATATCACCGTAGAATAAACAATAAAGGTGAAGAAGAATACCATAAGAAGAATGGGTTTAATAATAACAACCTGGGTTTAGCCTATCAAACTGATGACGGTTACTCTGCAGGTGTTTATTACAACTCGGTACGTCGTACATCATTTTATGTTGGTAAGGCATGGATGTTCAATGATTACCTTGGTGTATATACTGGTGCAGCAACTGGATATAAGAAAAGTGTTACACCGTTTGTATCTGGTCTGATAAACATTCCACTTACAGAAAAACACTCGTTTCTGATCAATGTAATTCCGACACCGAGATTTGACAAGTATCTTGTCATCAATACCGCACTGGTCTGGAAGTTTGATTGAACTACGTTAAATATCCTCGCACACATCATTTACCCTGGAGCCCTGGGGTAAGTGACGATGACCGTGTTATGAAGGATACTTCCTCGCTTCATGGTAAGCGTGTAATCATTACAAAGAAAATGGATGGTGAGAATACTACTATGTATTCTGACCATATCCATGCACGCAGTCTTGATTCACATGGCGGCGTTGATCGCGATTGGGTCACTAAGTTCTGGTCCACTTTTGCACACGACATCCCGCGGGATTGGCGGATTTGTGGCGAAAATTGCTGGGCAAAGCATAGCATACATTACAGTGACTTGCCCTCTTACTTCTTAGGCTTTTCCGTCTGGAATGAGCAAAACGTGTGTTTATCCTGGGATGACACTTTAACATATTTTGAATTACTCGGAATTAAGCCAGTTACTGTTATTTGGGATGGAATTTTTGAAGTTGTTCCTTTTGGAAATATTGAGGCCAATATGCATTGGGATCAAGATGAAGGCTATGTTGTCAGGGCTGCAGATAGTTTCAATTATACGCAGTTTAATGCAAATATGGCTAAATATGTACGCAAGGGGCACGTTCAGACAACCAAACACTGGAGAACCGGCGGGGCTTTCATACCGAACACTCTAAAAAAATAATAACAATACCTCTAGAACTTAAAAGGAGCTGTCAGCTCCTTTTTTAATGGCCGCAATCATCGCTATCCTTGATAAATACAATATTGATAAAAGGGATAACGAATGTCAGATATTAAGAAATGGATGGATATTGTAGTAGGTGCGGAGCGATTAGCTTCACAACTTGCTGATATTCAATCTGCTGCTACATCGGCAATTGAGTCAGAAGAATCCGAATCAGTGTCTAAAAATAACGGCGTTACTGTAAATCTATCCTTAGATCTTGGAGATTTGAAAAATGCACTTACTGGTGGACAGACTAATAACTCTGTATTGCCGGCTGTACAGGGAACAATTCCGACAGTAATTAAACAACCAATCACTAGGACAGCAGCACCAATTCAACAAGCGTCGTCAAATGGCAGATTCCAAGAAAATGACACTGTTACCGTGCTACCATCCGTTGGCGGAGGAGTTGGTAGATTTGTCGGATATTCTAAAAATGGAGCATGTATTGATATCAAAGGTGTCCAACGGGAATTAAGTCTTGATCAATTTTGTGCAGTAGACAGAGATTCGGAAGATCCATATGATAGTGGTAATGATTGGTTCCATAAGAGCATTGAACCCTATACTGCAGGATTAATGAAAGATAAACCGGAATTTAGACCTGGAGACATGGTCAAGATTGCTGATGTATATGGTGCAGTTATTGGACCGGGTTTTGGTATTTTTGTAGCCTATAGCACCACCGGAAAAGAATGCATTATAAGTTTTGACGATAAAGAAATTATTGTTCCTACTTCAAATGTAGAAGCTGTACTAGAACAAAATGCAAAAGATAATTTTGATCAAATGGATAATGATGGTAATTTATCACCAATATCATTTGGTTCAGTTAACAGAAAAATGGAAGAAAGTTTAGAGGAGCCAGCGATGGATCAACGTGACGAATTTAGTAAATGGATTAGTGCAGTAGAAGAAGCACTTCAATCTGAAGGCAAGCCAGGTCTAGAAGAAAATATTCCTGTTATGCAAAATCAATGTGGTTGCGGTTCATGGAATTGCCCTATTTGTTTTCCAGATAATGAAAGGGAGCAAGGTCAAGGAATGCCCGGCGCTGAAGTTGGTGGTATGCCACTCATAGGTGAAGAAGATAACGAGTTTGTAGAAAAGCCAAAATCTGGAAAAGGTGTAAAGCTTGGTGACATTGTTAAAAAGACAGAATTCAAGCCAACTGCAGGACATAATTCTCCGGAAACATATGGCGGAGATAATCTGCTTGCACAACCTCGTCCACCACGCACACGAGATGATGTTGAACCTCCACGTAGCAGTCTTAATCCTGAACATTCTCCGTTAACAGATGTTGATGAAACAATACCTACCAGTGGTCAACAATCTCCAATGACATATGGTAGTGATAATACAAAACCAGGCCGACGCCCGCGCAAAGTGGATGATGTTGAACCCAGTCGCAGAGATCCACATCTCAGTGGTCGTGATTCTCCATTGACATGGGGTGATGCCAATGTTAATGAATATATTCCACATGATGCTAATCCAGATGATTATGGTAAAGCCGGTCGTTATTCACAAGATAATTTTGGTATGCAGGGTGATGATGATCTTATAGTTGATGATGGACTTTATGATGCTGAACCGGATGCTTTTGACCAGGATGAAGTAGTAGCTACACAAATGGGCAGTGAAGAACCTAGTGACGAAGTTGATCAAGAACAAGTTCAGAAAATTCTCAATATTCAAGCTATGGGATTTAGTAAGGATGATAGGCATTATACAAGGCAGGAACTGCTAAATTATACACCGGAAGAATTACAGCAATGTTATGGACGAGTTATGGGTGATGTTGCTGAAGCACCTTCTGATATTGCAGAGCCACCAGATCGTCCAAAGCCAACAAAAACTAGACACCATTTAGATGATATCGATGATATTCTAAATCCAAGACAAGATAATTTGCCATCAGAATTACCTGGTGGCGGTGGTCCTATAGGTGGCGGTGGAGCAGCTGGAGGTCCAATGAGTCTTCCAACATCTTCGAGGGCGGATACGCAACGCAGGCTTGCCGGAATGACTCCAACCGATCAAATGCGTGATTATATGAATCGTATTAATCCTGCTGCAGGCGGTGATGAACCAGAACTTCAACCAACTCAGAATGAATTAGTTGTTAGGAATGCAGCAGATGTTCCAGCGGTAATTAGTTCAGCACTGCAAGCATCGGGAACACAAAATCCAGAATGGCATACAGTTAATAATTTACCAGGATATCAGCAAAGAAATATTCGTGGTATGGGTCGTCAAGTATTCAGTATGTTTACATCGACTCCACTTGAAAATATTCAAACACTTGCCAATGTAAATGGTCAGGGACCGAATACAGATGCAGAAATGAGAGCTGTAGCAGGTTGGTTAAGAGATAATGCAGAAGATTTAGGTAAAGTAGATGTAAGTCATGGAATGGCAATTCCAGGTTATCAACCGGATGTCAAAGAATATCGCGCAAATGGAATTAGATTCCAAATTGTAAGAGATCCAATGGGACAATACATTTATGCATATCCAGATGCAGATGCAAGGTTAGGGGCCGGCGGAGGCGCCGGTGGTGGAAGGCAAGGGCAATTACCAGGACAAGGAGGAGGCGGAATGCCAAGATTGCGCGAATCAGAATTAAAACCAACTTTACTCGAACAATTAAATTGGGATGAGGAAATCTATGAAGCCTTTATGGCAGAAAGTACATTGAGTAGACTTGTTGGTAAGAAAAAGGGTGGACAACAACTTGTCCGTTGGCTACATAGAAAGCATAAGCTAGGAAATGAAGCTGAACTAGAACCAGTTAAATTCAATAAGACCTTAATGTGGAAACAGTTTAAGAGCAATCCAGATAACTTTGTTATTGTGTCAGGTGAAGGTGGTGTAGCAGGTATTAAGCCTTCTCAAGCACACATTGATGCTATGACGAAAAAGTTTGCAAAGGCAGGTAAAGAATATAACCCTGCTGGAGATAGTACATTGCCTTATCAAATTATTGCTTTTACTGATGATGGTCAACAAGTTGATCCAGAATTGTTACGCCCTCAACCAGAAGCCGGCGATGAACCCGGAGAACGTGATGTAGATCCAACAGTTCAGAAAGCACGTATGGGTAAAAATATCGGAAGTGATATTTTAAATCCGAATAATACTTTCAGATTGCTTAATGACCAAATAGGTCCAATTCATACAGTATGGATTTCAGGATTTGGCGGATATAGAGGTGATCCAGAATCAGTTCGTCCAGCAGTAGGTTCTGTTGAAAGAGGTAAAATGGCAGGTCGTGCAGACTTGAAGAAAACAGCTGAACTTGCTCCACAAGATGCGGTGCAGAAAATTTTCACAAGAATTAAGCCTGTATTGAAAACACTTGCTAACCAAGCAATACTTCAAATTAATAAAAGAGCTCAACGTTATATTGAGGGCGGAAATTTTGAAGGCGCACAAAAGGTTGCAGCCAGTGGTCAGAAATTGAAACAACTATTGGTTCAACTTGACACCAATAATGCGATTAATATTAGTACACAGTACGGTAGCACTACAATGCAGCTATCACAAGCAATCCAAAAGGCGATTTCTCAAGCGGCAGGTGCTCCTGTAGGAACAGATCCATACAATGAATATGCAACTTCAGCAGCACAAGGAAGTATATCCGAAGTCCGTCCAATTCTCGATGCACTGAGGGATAATTTAGTAGGATTATAATGAGATTTCTTGAATATATCAAAGAAATGTTACTGACGGAAGCTGCCCTTACTAAGGGTAGCCAACGTGTTTTGAGTGATCAGAAGTTGGTAGCTAATTTAGCGGATGCCATGCGTGATGACGCAGCTTCTCATCCACAGAATTTTCCTCCAAATTCTAAGAGAACCTTTCAGAAAACAGATGATGCAGAATTAGCTAATTGGTTTTTAGAAAATATTGACAAAATTGAAAGAGAAGGTTACGAAGGCACTGTTTATTCAAGGGACGGTGTTTATAGCGATTGGATTGTTCGCCGTTATATTGCGGGAAGTCATAACTGGGAAGATATTACTGGTGTTATGAACATGAATTTAAGAGATTGGACTCTCTTAAAGAATAGAAATATGTTAGATCCAAATCACAGAGACGTTCCTAAATTTAATAGCGTTCGTGATATTGGTACGTACATGTCAACTCATTATGCTGATAAACTTGAAAAGATTAGAGATGCAGCAAAGAACGCAGCAAGAAATAAAATGTCGAAAAGTGTCAAACTTGTCGATAATGACGATTACAGAGTTTACACGACACTAAATAGAGCTGCTGGATGTGCATTGGGGCTTGGAACTCAATGGTGTACAGCCAATTCTCAATATGCTGGTCACTTTCACAATTATAGTGGAAAGGCAATGTTGTTTCAGCTATTTCCTTATGCAAAAGATGTTGATGCCGAAGGCAATCCTGCTAATACAAAAGATGAAGAAGGTAAGAATATTTTAAATGATAAGGAAAAATATCAGTTTGATGCTGGTGGTCCCAACTTCATGACTATTACTGATCATCCTGTTAGGCCAGAAGTTATTAGAGAAAAATATCCATATCTGTATAGTGATCTTTCTAGTGCCCTAAAGAAAAATAAAGGAAAAATGGAAGCTGCTTTTAAAGAACTTTCAGTAGATCCTACATTACAGGGTGAAGATTATAAAATCAAAACCTATGAAATTGATGATGAAATTGAAAAACTACAAAAATTTATAGCTAGGGGTTATATGACGGACGAAATCCGTCCAGGTAAGAAAGCACCGGAAGAACCACCACAACAATTACCTTCGCCAGATCAATCGGTAGCATCACCAGAATTACCACAACTACCACAACCACCACAAGGAAATCCACAAATGGAAAATATAGATAAAGACATCAAAGCAATGCTTGAGAATTTAAAGAAATATGATATTCTAAAGGAATCAGTTGCACCAGTATTAGGAATGTACACACTTAATGAAAAAGGTAAGAAACCAGATTTTCCAGATATTGATAAGGATGAAGATAAGAAAGAGACTATTTCTAAGGCTGCTAAGGATAAAGAAGCTAAAGAGCTTGACGAGAAAAAGGAATGGACTCCACCTTGGTTGAAAGATAAGAAGGATGGTGATAAAGATGACAAATCTAACAAAGATGACAAGGAAGAAAAATCTAATAAAGCTGATAAGTCTGATAAAGATGAGAAGGAAGATGTCAAAGAAGATGTCGGACCAGACCCAGAAGTTATTGCCTGGATGAAGAGGTTTGATAAACTCGGAAGACTATGAAATTTAAAGATTTCGCCCTAAATGAAGGCTCGTTTGAGGATATGATTGCTGACCTAAGCAGTGATAAGAAGAAAGGTCCAGGGCGTTGGCCAGTAAAAGATGAATTACCGAAAAAGGCATCCGGAACTGTAGTCAAAGGTCCGGGAGGCACCACTGTTCATAGGGCAGATAAAAATTACAGTGGAAAAGGATACTCTCCTAAAGATGATTATTCAACACGCGGTGTTGGTGTAGATCCTACTTTATCTTTGCCTAGTGGCGGTAAACAGGGTGGATCGTATTCTTCTAGAATTAGATAGTGTCGATATTCTTTAAGGGTTGATTGACTTTTCAGTAAGTACAGTGTTATACTAGTATTTACTGGAGAGTTTCTTATGACACTTAAAGAAGATTTTTTACAGAGTTGTTTAGTTCTAGATACAGAAACTAACTCTGATGATTACAAAATTGCAGAAATTATTGAATCTGGATTTGCTATTAGAGAAGGTGATGACTGGACACTGTTCCAAGAATTGCACAAGCCTGTAGATCGTCCTATTCCTCCCAAGGTTGAATCAATTTGTTATATTACCAATAAAATGGTAGAAGACAAACCATCGTTTGTTGATTCGAAAGAAGTATTTGTAGAAGTTATAAATGGTTATGCTGGCGGCTACCTTGTCGCCCATAACCATTTCTATGACATGCGTGTATTACAAAATCATGGAATCGATACAACCCATTATAAATGGATTTGTACTTGGAGAATGGCAAAGAAGATTTTCAATAGTATAAGAGCTATTGAAGAAACAAATCTCCCTTATTTGCGCTTTGCATTAGAATTGGATATTCCGATTGAAATGCGTTGCCACCGTGCTGGAAATGATTCCTATATGACTGCAAAGTTATTGGAAGCACTTGTAGGTTATATGGAAGATATGAATCTTATTGACAAAGAGAAACCATATGGTCCGCAGGTCTTAGAATATGCAACTTCCCCAATTTTCTATGAACGTATGCCATTCGGAAAACATAAGAATGAACTTATGATTGATGTTCCTGTGTCATATTGGAATTGGGCTCAGAAAAATACAGATTGGTTTAATGCAGAAGCTGACAATTACGATCCGGATTTAGCTGCAAGTATAAATGCAGTACTGAATATTTATTGACCGTTATTGTTTCTAGCACCATCCATAACATGGGATGCTAATAATCTTGCTGGATCGGTTTTAAACGGCTGAACATCGTGATCGTACGGTAGATCGGCAGCAGCCAACGCATATTGTTGTCCGCGATAGCCGGGCGATTGAAGTTTACCTTCTTTAGGTTGATTTGTGTATTCTGGTTGTGGTTTATCAACAGGCTTAATAAAAACAGGAACAATTTCTTCGTTAAACCACTGCTTGAAATACTTTTCGTAATACTCTTTGTTTTGACCCTTGTATTTCACATTTTCAGGATTGTAAAATTTCTCAGAATCAGCGGTCGCTTCTTTGTAAAAACGAGCAACAGTGTCTGTAGCACTTTCGTTTAGGACATCTTTTATCTTCATACCATTATTTATCACAGGAACCACAAAATGAAAAACTATTTAATTCCAGTTGTTGTAGAACAAACCGCACGCGGAGAACGTTCGTACGATTTATATTCGCGTTTAATGAAGGAACGTATCATTTTCTTTACAGGCGAAGTTGAAGAAAATATGACAAATATTATTATTGCACAACTCCTATTTTTAGAAGCAGAAAGTCCAGAACAACCGATAAATATGTATGTCAAGTCTCCCGGTGGATCTGTGTATGATGGATTGGCAGTTTATGATGTAATGCAATATATCAAATGTCCTGTTCATACCTACGTTGCTGGAATGGCAGCAAGTATGGGCTCTTTTATTGCACAGGCAGGAGAACCAGGACATAGATATTTGCTTCCACGTTCAGTCACAATGATTCACCAGCCGTCGTCTGGAACCCGTGGAAAAGTTACAGACATGGAAATCGACTTGAAGGAGGGAATTCGTTTAAAGAAGGAACTTACTGAACTCTACGTTAAGCATAATTCTAAAGGCGTTTCCTATGATAGATTTGTCGAATTACTCGACAGAGATAAATGGTTGACTGCACCCGAAGCAATTGAACTTGGGTTAGCCGACAATATTGTGGATGTGAGATTATGATTATAATTACCGAACAAGCAAAACAAAAAATGCTCTCCATTTTGGAAGACGAAGGTGGAACCCTGGTTCGCTTCGGATTACAAGGTGGTGGGTGCAACGGATTTCAATACTTTATCACTCTTGAGAATAAACAAGAAGAAGATGATTTTGAATTTCCGTTAGATGAAGAACGTAAATTATTAGTGGATGCCATGAGCAACACATATTTACAAGAAGCAGAAATTGATTACAAGAAAGATATGATGGGAGAAACTTTTGTGTTCAAAAATCCCAATGTTAAACATTCTTGTGGATGCGGCAGTTCTGTAGGATTTTAACACGTGATATAAATACGATATATAAGGATATACCATGGAAGAACCATCTAAGTTATTGTTAGGACTAGAAGCTGCCAGGGGAATCGCCGAATACGGGCTTGGTCTGATATTCAATACGCCTCTGCGATTTATCTCTCCACGAGGAGATGGCCACCCGGTATTAGTAATACCTGGATTAGGATCAAGTGATAGTTCAACGCAATACTTGAGGACCTTCCTTGATAGTATTGGATACATATCTTATAAATGGGGGTTAGGACGAAATCTTGGTCCACGTGGTGGAATGGATAAGATGGCTAATGATTTAATTAATCGTGTAAATGAAGTATCAGCTGAAAATAGTGGTAAACAAATTAGTTTGATAGGTTGGAGTCTAGGTGGTATTTATAGTAGAGAAATTGCCAAATTATGTCCTGACGTAATTCGCCAAGTTATTACTCTCGGAACACCATTTAAATCCATCAGCGAAGGAACAAACGTAGGAAAGATATACGAAATTCTAAGTAAGGATAAAAGCATACAGAATCCAGATATTTTGAAAAAGCTCAGTGAACCACCACCGGTACCATTTACTTCACTTTATAGTAAAACCGACGGTGTTGTGCATTGGGAATGTTCACTCGAAGACGAGGGTCCCTTTTCACAAAATATTGAAGTTCCGGGTGCAAGTCATTTAGGTTTAGGACACAATCCGATTGCTATGTACCTTATTGCTGATAGGTTAACTCACACAAGAGACGATTGGATACATTACAAGGCTCGTTAAATTAAGCGAAATAAACAACACGGGCCCTTGGGGCCCGTGTTGCATTGTGCAAAAACTTGACATAACATATAGTATTATGCTAAAATACAACAATAGTAGTTTGGAGATATAAATGGACAAGAATACCTATGTGCCGATGAATGAACTGATTCGAGATAAGGAGAAATCCTGGACATTTACGCACATTAATCTACCCTA